AGCGCGCCAGGCGGCGAGATTCTGCTGCGCATCGCTCAATCCCGAGTAGCCGGCAGCCTGCAGTGCAAGATTGACGAGGACGCTGAACTGGCCCTTGGCGAGGGTGCCGACTTGGGACGAGTCGGTGTTCGAGATCAGCTGCGCCTGCCACCACCAATCATCGCCGCCCGGCTGTAGCGTGGCCGACTGCGCGGCGGTGATCGTCGTCTGCCAGCCATTGCCCTCCGCGGCCGCGGTGAGCTGCAGCGGCGAGATCGCGCCGGCGATCGTATAGACCAGGTTCCAATTCTCGGAGTAGTACGCGTTTCCGAGATTGTCGATGAACCCCTGGTCTTGCCAAGAGGCGGTGTCGCCCTGCGTGATGAGGGCCGGGAACTGGACTACCGGTTCGAGGAATTTACCGATCACGTTAGATCGTGTTCTGCGCCGGGGTGTGGACCAGGTTGGCCACTGACGCTACCTTGGTGGTCGCCGGCGAGTCAGCTGGCTGCACCTTGTGCGCATGGCTCTCGTACTGCGCGTCCGACAGTGACACGGCCTGGCCACCGGTAGATACGGTAGCGCCGCTGCCATTGGCATTGGGAGCTCCCAAGCACACTGTCATGCCGGGGCGCACGGTGAAGTTGTAGTTCGCCATGGGTCAAAACCTCTTGAAGTTCGAATTCGTTCGAGCTGCTATCGGCGCCAGCCGGTCACCCAGCTGCGACGCGGGGGCGCGTAGGCCTGTTGTCGTCGTTGCTGTTCCTGTGCCGGCGGCGGCGCCTCCTGCTTCGCAGGTGCTGCGACTGCCGCCGGCGTCTCTGGCGCGCCTTCGCGCTTGACCGTGAGACGGGCCCGCTTCGTATCCCAGTCCTTCTTGCGCATGCGCGGCAGTCCCAGCTGCACCGCCGCGGCGTATGCATACACCGCACAGTCCAGGGCTTCGTTGCGCCGCCCGCGCGGGAGCTGCCATTCCATCGTCGGGTAGCCGCGGACGTACCGCGTCACCAATCGCTCGGCGATCAACTGATCCCAGAAATCTTCGGGAAGCGCTTTGGTCGTGTGCACGTAGCCGGCGCCAGGCACATCGACGTTCAAGCGCGAATAGAGCAGCTCCTTCCCTGCGCTCGATCCCACCGGCCATAGCTTCACCCCGTTCGTGATTCGCTGGCCCTTGTAGTCGATGTCCTGTGACGTGGGCTTGCCCATGATCGGCTTGCCGCGCATGCCCTGGCCCTTGATGGCGAGGAACTCCTGCAGTCCCTCCGGCAGTCGGCGGATCGCATTCACCCGGCAGAAGTTGTAGACCTCCTGCGTGTGGTGGCCGCCGGAGTCGACCGCGACCGTGCGCGGCACGACGTGCGCGCCGAGCTCGTGCTCGATCGGCTGCTTCGCGTACTCGAGAAGCTGCTGCCAGACGAGGGCGTTCACCGGGTCGCCGTGGAATGCCTTGTAGTCCAAGACCCAGGCTTCCTCGCCGATTCCGTAGCCCCAGATGTAGAGCTCGAGGCGATCGCCCTGGACGTCGACGGCCGCGGTGACCATCAGCGCGCCGGCCGGCACGAGCCGCAGGTCGTAATCTTCGGCGCGCGTCTTCAGCACTTCCGGGTCTTTGGAGTCGGTGGATTCTTCCCAGACCTCGCCGAGCGTGGTGTTCACCCAGGTCTTCAGCCGCTCGGGGAAGGCCTTCACGTTGACGAAGTCGACGGCCATCTTTCCGAGCGTCGACCAAGGCGAATACAGCTCCGAAATGTGAAATCCAGCGATGCCTTTGAACGGCTTCGAAGCGATCCACTTTCCGGCTCGAATCGCCTTGATTCGCTCCCTTTCCGACCACTTCACCCCACAATGTGGGCAGAAATAGGCCGCATTTTCGGGTTCTTTTTCGGGCCAATGGACCTGGCCCCAGACCAAAACCTGCTGAACTTCGCAGTGCGCGCACGGTACGTGGAACTTCCGCTGGTCGGATTCCTCGTACGCAGCGTCGATTCGCGACAATCCCTTGATCGTCGGCGTCGACACCTTGATGCGCTTGCGATTGTGAAAGGTCGCAGTGCGCTTCTCGGCGAGCGCAAGCGGATCACCCTCCGCACCCGCCGAAGGCGGATACCGGTCGACCTCGTCAGCCACCACCACCCGGATGGGACGGCTTGCCAGGCTCGCCGGCGAGTTCGATCCGGCGAGCGTCAGGTGGCCGCCGGGGAACTGCTTGTGGAGCAGCGTGTTGCCCGAGTCGCGACTGCGCGCCTCGCCTACCTTGGCGGCGAGCGTCGGCGTATCGCGGATCATTGGGGCGATGCGATCTTTCGAGAACGCCTCGGCCATCTCGAGGGTCGGCTGCACCATCAGGATGGGCGCCGGCTCGTGATCCATGAAATACCCGACGGCATTCAGGATGGACTCGGACTTCCCGACCTGGCCGCTCGCCTTGACGACGATGTCGGTGACGGCCGGGTCCGTGATCGCATCCATGATCCCGCGCAGGTACTCCGTGCGCGAAGTCTTCCAGTGTCCTGGCTCAGCGGAGGCCTCAGGGCTTAGGATTCGGTGCCGATCCGCCCACTGACTGACCGTTAGAGGCGGCGGCGGTAGCGCCATGCCCGTGCACCTGGTCACCGCCTCCAGCAAGATCTCCAATGCTGCCGAGTCGCCAGTTGGCTGTTGATTGAAGCCATTCTGTGACGGCTTTCGCGATTGTCGCTTCGCCGGCTTCATCGAGACCAAGTTCCTGTTTGAGCCTGGACGGGATTGCGAGGCCATTGGTCCTGATATCCGTGAACAAGCTTGCGAGCACTCGCTCGATCACGGCGAGGGGAATCAGATCCCCCTGTTTCGCTCGGTTGTCGAGTTCCTGCTTATCCGCCTGCGCCTTTGCGAGACGGGCTCGCTCTGCATCGAGGTCATAGGCCTTCCCGTCACCTGCAACGCCGAATTCATGCTTGTGGCGCTCCTTCAGCCATGACCCGAAATGCGAAACGAGGTACTTACCTCTCGCATTTCGCTTTGGACCATCCTTGGCTTTATCGATCTGTTGAAGTCGCCGAACTGTAATTCCAGCGATTTCAGCCGCGGTTGCTTGATCGATAGTCAACGCCATGCGAACGAAATCATGGGGGCGTTGGAGCTAGCCAAAAAAGGCGCGCGAGCGACCCGCAATCGGTGGGGCCGTAGAAGGACCCGGGAATTAAGCCCCCCGGGGTCCGCGGTTAAGCGCCGTTGCATCATCGCGCGGTCGCCATCGCTTGAGCTGCTGCTTTACGCAGTTCATCGGGAAAGTGGGAGTTCGCCGAGTTCGTTGCGATGCCAACCCAATCGTACTTGGCACCGTAGTTCGGCTGCGAGACAAAGAACACGTAGGGGAGGACGTGTCTGCCGTCACGTCCGTAGATTCCTGGTGGCAGTTTGCCGTCTCGTTCGGTGAGCATGAACAAACCGCCTTTGGCGATTTGCTTGCGACGACGCTGTGTCGTGCCCGAAGAAACTTTGGATGTGACACCGAGCTGTGAGACCAGTGTTCTTAGCCAGCTAATGCTGACTTTACCGTCGCTTCCTATCTTCGCCTTCGGTCCTGGTACAGCGTACTTGTCTGCTGGCATTACACCTGACAGCACCTTCTCGATGGCCTTGTTACGTGCACCACCGACGATCTCAACACCGAGTGCTGCTTCGACGCTTCGCGATCGTACTGCCACCGTTGCCTGGAGATTCGTCTTGGTCGCCTTTCGCAGCGTCAGCGAATTTCGGGTGTAGGCGCGCAGCGTCTTGAACGTCGAGCTCATGCCGGCCTGCAGGTCGGCTTTGACCGCTTGGCCCGTCTTCGTCAGTGCCAGCGCGGTCGCAAACGGCATCTGCTCCTTCGCGACATCGAAGGCTTTGAGCATCTTCGAAGTGTCAGCGCGAACATTGATCGTCAGCACCGGATTTGGCCTTCGGCGATTCGGAAAAGAGCGGTTTGGTTTGAAGTCGGAGCCCTGAAGTGGGTGACGACTCGTCGAGCGTGCCAGCTTTTTACGTCCAGACGTCCAGACGTGTCAACTAATTCCTACACGTCGTGTCCCATTCCGTGAAGTCGTCCACGTACGTACTGGAGCGTTTCGCGCCATTGGACGTAGAGCTGACTGCGCGGAACGGCTAGGCGTTTTGCTTTGAGATAAACGGGCGCCGAATCGCAATACCAGACGATGAGAACATTCTTCTCAAGTCCCGGAGCGGAAAGGAAAATCTTGTCGATCGACATGGAGATTTCGGACATCTCAAGCGGCCCTTCCGCGACGATGTCGGCCTTGGCCATTTGCAGGGCATCCAAGGTGCATCGAATCGATTGGCGAGTCTCGCGGCGCTCTCGCGCCCACCCGATACACGCCTCGTCAGTTTTTTTGAGATTCTCGTCGATCCTAAAGGCCATTGGCCCTCTTTCGCGCAAGCGCATTGAGCGTTTCGTGGGCATCGATCAACGATTGCGCGCGGCAGGTCGCTCCGATGCCGAAGACCCATGTTCGCGTTTCGACGACGCCAGGAATCGGATAGACGTCACGCTTTTCGCGTCCGAAGGTCATCTTCACCAGATAGCCGCGGCAATCGAATCGATTCATTGAGGGTGGCGCGTTACCCAGAACGTGATACCGGCCAGCAGCAAGATGGCGAAGACGACCAGCTTGATCTTGGTGCTGTCGGCATCGCTGATGAGGTCGTTGCTCAAATCTGGAAATGTGTCGTCCTGATCGTTGATGTTCATCGTTTTTCCCCGGGAAGAAGCAATTTATTGGCGCGGCGATCCGATTCGAAGGCGAGCGTATGCATGATCCCGCTCAAGTTCGTCAACAGGTTGAGAGCCTGATTCATCTGCTGCATCGCGCCTTGAAACTCCACTCGGACTTGGGTGATCAAGTGCGCGAGCTGCTCATCGCTCAAGTCACGCGTCTCATACGTTTTACCGTCACGAGCATCCACGACGGGAAATTTGAATCTCGGCGCCGATCCGTTCACCTGATCGGGTATCTGGGTCTTTTCCACCTATGCGGCTCCCTTCCAGCCAAAGCTGTACAAAATATTTCGAGTCATCCCAAGTGCAAATTCACTCTTGACCTGCTTGGTCATGAACCGCACAAGGCGCCATCCCATCATCACGGCGGTCGCGTATTTTTCGCAGTCGTCTTCGAATCCGCCCGGCGTCGAGTGTCGTCCGGTGCAGATCATTCGCTTTTTGCCACTTGGCATCATGAGCGACATCACTGCAAGGCCTTCGATCTCAACCGCCAGCTTGAAATCAGGAAAGCAGAAATCGAACCGCCATTCACGTCCTATCGCCGCTTGTGCGAAGCGATGCTCGCGCAGGTGCATCGGTAGCCGATGCTGTTTCAACTGCTCGGCGAATAAGTCCGACATCCGCTTGCGCTCGGATGGCTTGCGCGGTTTCGACGGCGCGGGTTCAGGCTGCTCGAGGCGAAATGGTCCCTCCTCGCTCTCGAGCTCGAACTCCGCCCATTCGTCGCGCGACGCGTTCATCGCAAATCAACCCCGCGGCGGTGGCTTGTCGGCCGGGCCGTTCTCATTCCCAACTGCAACGCTCACGAAGCCAGGGTCGTCGATTACACGCTGGCCAATGAGCTCCAGGCGCTTGACGTCAAACCAGCGGCCTTCGGGGATTTTCCCGTCCTGACCGACCCTTTGCGCAAGACTCGCTTGAACACAGCCGTATGCATCGAAGCAAACGGAGTCGACCATGCCTTCCATACCGCTGACACGATCTCGCGCTCGTTCGCCGAGCATCGCCAGCGCCGCCGTAACGACGCTGTCTCTAGCAACTTGCTCTGACATCAAGATCTCCTAGTGGGTTGTGGATGCGCGCTGCGCGTCGCCTGCTTTGCCGTTCTTGGCAGCAGCGGCCGCGGCGGTCGTGTTCGAGGTCGAGTGATCCATCGGGAGCTCGGGCTCGACGTTAGGATCCGGCTTCGCTTCTTTTTTCTTTTCCGCATCCGCTTCAGGGATGCCGAACGTAAACGAGATATTCGCTGTGCCGCGCAAGAAGTCATCCAATCGATCGAGATTCCCGCGCACGCGCGCCTTCGGACAGACGATGTTGAATGACAGCTCCACCAAGCCGCCTTCCTGTGGATCCAGCAAGATCGCTTGGCAGTGGCAATCATCGAACCATACGTTGAATTCGATGCTGAACTTGATGTGCGCGTGGCACTCGACGTACTTGTCGATTTCCGGGGTATAGGGCGGTTTGAATTTACCGCGCCAATAGGGAATTGGTGCTTTGCCGGGAACGTCCTGAAACGTCATGTCCCACGCGTGTTCATCACGCATCAGCGTGTTGTATTGCTCTTTGCCGAGCATGACGCCGTGGATGCGGATCACCTTCATCGGCACCGATTCGTCGCCGTGCTTTTGCGTCGGTGTGCCGAGATTGGGGCCGAGCTTGCAATGGCTGTCGGCTATGTGAATCGCGTGCTTCACTTCATCGTTCATGCGTTTTCCTTGGATGTGATGGGCAAGAAATTGGGATCGTTGTCTTCGAACTTGAGATCGCCGTACGCGCCGCCTGGCAGATACCGGGTGACTTTCCCGACGAAGTTCATATGCGGTTTGAATTGCCGTGTGATGCGATCGAAGAGACCCTCGATCGAGGAACAGATGCCTAAGCCGTAACGCTGTTTTAGTACCGATACCAGCATCGGCGAGATGTGCGGATCCGGCGATTCAGATTCTTTGCGCGCGATCAGCAGCGCGTTGTCGCACAGCCTGGTCAGCGACGATGCGCCGGCGATGTCATCGAGCCCAGTGCTCGTCTGTTTGCCATAGCGTTTTCGCGGATGCACGACCAGGTGGATGTGCGTGTCGGTTGCCGCACAGGTTGCCTCAAGCGCATTGGCGAATTGTCGCTGCGCCTCGATGTCATCGGCCGCGACATCCAAGCGTTCCATGGAGTCGATGACCGAGTGCTGAATGCCGTCGCGCGCGAGTACTCGGATGATGGCGAGGATGCGTTTGCTATCGGCGATTCCGCGTCGATACGAATACAGCCGCAGCCGATCGTGCCAGGTATCGACGCACCATTGCAGGCCATCGCGGGTTGGGAATTCTGTCCCCAATGCGGTCGACGCCAGGCGGAAGAACACGTCGAGAGGGTTTTCCTCGAGAGACGCGTAAAACGTAGGCTTTCCGCGCGATAGTAGATGGCAAATCTGCTGGCGCAGCAGCGTGGTCTTGCCGTTGCCCGGGTGTCCCGACCATATCGTGTATCCGCCCGGAAAGAACTTGAACTTTCCTGCCTCCGGATCGAATGCCGCCGTGTCGAATCGCTCCTGGCGCCGGCGATATTCCTTCAGCAGCTGATCGACATCGAGGTTCGCGAAGTCCAGCAATTCCTGCTTTGGCTCGATGTCACGCTCGAGGAACTTCGGATCGTCGTCCGTGAGCATGATGCTGTTGAGCTTGCGGCGATTGATCGTCATGCCGCCGCTCCGTCGAGCCAGCGTTGGCAGTCCGCGTACGATTCGCAGCTGATCGGCGCGACGGTCAAGTGCTTTCCGCAACTGCACCAGGCTCGTACGAATTCGCCGAGTGTTATGCCGCGCTCGGCACACAAGGCGAAGACCTTGGTGGCCATGCCGCACGTATCGAACCAAAAAATGACATCAAGCCCCTCGAGCAGATTCACTGGCATCGGGGTTCCTGATTCGTGTAGCACAACCAACGCACCTATGCCGTCGAGCGCGCGATCGATCTTTCGCAGCGTGGTGATGATCACCGGCAGGTTCGGCTTCTGTCCGTTGCGTCGGAGCTCACGGAGCAATTCCCAATCACCAACAGGCACGGCGCTCATCGCCAGTTCCCTGGGCTATCGAAGCCGGTAGGCGATGCAGGTTTGGCTGGCTCCTCAGGTATCGCACGCCCACCGTTAAGCGGTTTTGGCAGGAACAGACCCTGGTATCCGTTCGACATGGAATGATCTACGGCTTCCTGCTGTCGAGGTCCCAGCTTGGCCATGGCGAGCTGAGCCTTCGCGATGGACTTCTCGCCCTTGATCGGTTTGCCGGACTCTTTGCGGTACTCGAACCATTCCGACCAAGCCTTCGCATCTAGACCTGGAACAGTCTCAAGTCCCAACGCCTTCTGTTGTTCCTGATCCTGATCCTGATCCTGATCCTGGCTTCGAAGGGGGATGGAAGGGGCATATGAAGGGGCTTGTGATGCCCCTTGAGGGGCTTGGTATGCCCCTTCGGGTTTCCAGTCGGCCGGCACGAGGTGGAACAAACGCCCATAAACCTCTAAGAATCGCTGCCTTAGACGCGGCGAGAGGATCCTCTCAACATCCTTTTTGAGACCGATAACTCGCTTGTCACCGGGCTGAAGGGATTCGGCGACCTGGAAGGCAGCCATGCGGACAACGAAAATTGTCTGGGTGGGGTCGTCATAGTCGCAAAAGCCCACCGAAATGAGCCTTCGAAGGGCCTTCGAAGTGGCTTGCAAGGAGCATCCTGTCTCCTCCGAAATGTAGAGTTTCGGTAGGTAGAAGACGCCGATCATCGATGAATGGGGCGATGTCATCAGGTACAGCGCGACGACCTGGGCGGGAGGATCGCCGCGCAAGTCCTTGCCCGTTCCTTTGATCCAAAAATTGGGGGACACCACCCCGTAGTCACGCATCAGCCCTCGGCCTCCATCTTGAGACGGAGCAGACGCCGGAGATCCGCGATCTCTTGGTCACGCACCTCAAGCTGGCGCTCTAGATCCGAGCGATGCTTGCGCATGCTGGCGAAGTCGTAGCCGAGTTTCTCCGCGAGCCAGATGAGGGGTGCCTCATTTCCACACAGCTGCATAAGAGTGGGGAGCTTATTTGGCGGAAAAGCGACCTGCCCCGCCTGGATCCTCGAGAACACCGCGGCATCGATATCGAGCGCGGCATAGATCTGCTTTAAATCTAGGCCAGACGCTGCGACACACAGCGTTATCGCGGCCTGCATCGTGGGCTGCCGCTTGACAGTCGCAATATCTAGGCCGACTGCGGCGGCTCGTTTTTCGCTGAAGAGATCCCGTTGATGATCAAGCGGCTTAATCCCGTTTGACTGTCTTTGACCATCAACTTTGGGGCGCAATGAGGACATGTGCTCGCGTCCTACGCCAAAGAGAATGAAAAAGTTACCGGTGAATATGTCGCAGCCAGCCGAACGGATTCATCCCAATGCATTGAGCGCTCGCGCTAAGGTTTCAGGCTGTGTTGCGGAGGAATTGCCAGTCGACGTCGGGGCGAAGGTCTTCGCAGCGAATTTCGCCCTCGGACTCTCGCTCGATCGCGATAACGATCTTTTCGGAGAGCTGTTGGCTTATGGAAATCGCCTTGCGCAGATAGCCGACGCTGGTCCCGCAACGCTTGGCAAACGCGTGCTGCTTGTCCGGAGTGAGGCCGTTCAAGTAGAGGCGAAGCTTTTCCATGGGTGCGAAGCATTACCTATGGGTAACGTTTCGTCAATACCCATAGGTCATTTACCTGCCGGTAACGACGCCGCAAGATCAAGAGCCATGGACGTCTATCGGAATCGCAGGGAACGCGTTCAACACCTCATCGATACCCGTTTTAAAACCAAAGCTGCATTTGCGGAGGCGGCTGGGGTCGATAACCCATCAACAGTGTCGAGATGGTTCCTCGTGGATGAGGAAACCGGAAAATACTATAAAAATATCGGAGAGGAATTAGCGCGAAGGATTGAACGAAAGCTCGATCTTCAGAGGTACGAGCTTGACAGACCACTTGGCGTGGATGCGCCAAAAAAGGAACACAACGGCCAGCGTCCATCCCGCGAGACGAGTTGGCCGTTTGCTTTTTCACCGGATGACTTCCTGGAACTCGATCCAGACCAGCAGATCGAGATAGGAGAAATCGTCGAAGACCGCGTACAACGCTTCAAGGCGAAGAACGGCCCGCGACGACGCAAAAAAAGCGACGAGTAACGAACCCGAGGTCGAGCTCTCCGACCTCGGCGTACTAAATTTGCTCACAAATTCTCATAAGCAGCGGCGGGGAAGTGAACGTGCGGATATCGATGAGAATCGCAATCGCGATAAGCCTGACAATCGGCGTCGCTAGCATTTCCGAATCCAAGCAGCCCGATCTATTCTCACTGCCGATGGAGCATTTCCGAGATACCGCAACGGTGAAAGACGACCCGCTCGATACCAGCGTTACGGTGACCACTGAGAATGGCTATCAGCAGAGAAACGGACTTCTTCGCGTTGTGAACTTCGATCAGTTTTTCCGTGGATTCGTCGATAAAAAAACTGGCGTAGAGACCATTCAAATTTACGAATGGATCAATTACGACGGCGACTGGCGGTTCTATGAAACTGCCAACTACGAGACCGCAACCGGGCCCGAATCGACGAAGGTCGATAGCATTTCCCGCGAGCTGCTCGGCTGCTCGACGACGCTCGGTTGCACTCATGTCGAACACATGGCTTTCATGGTGCCCGAGGCGCTGCTTCGAGCCGAAGCGGCTAAATATCAGCCCGGCCAAAAGTCCGGCGTTTGGCTCTTCAGGCTCAACGCGAAGAGCGGTGTCGAATTCAAAGACGGCTTCACTTATGCCGAAATTGCGGGCTTTCTAGCGAAATTGGACGAGATATCAGCCAAATATAGACCCGCGCCTCAGTAGGTCATTACCTACGGGTATTGACATCTAAATTACCTACGGGTAATGTCGCCTCCCATGGACTTGGGAGGCGATATGTCACTGACTCGAACTTCTTGCCGACTCTGCGGCGCCACGCTCGATGGGCGTGGCTGCACGAACGGCTGCTGCTCGACTTGCCATGCCGCCTGCTGCACGTCTGGTGGCGCTACATATCCAGGACACGTTCTAGATAACGCGAAGGTCAAGGCTCGCCTTGATTACCTGCGCGCGGCGCTGCCTCACGTTTAACCCAAGGGGCCATTTGCAACGGCGAGGGTTCCTGCAGGGCTCTCTCCGATGCAACTCCCGCATCGATCAACAGAAGGATTTGAGTATGAAAGCTGGACTTAGCCTGACTGCGATGGCTCAAGAAATTGAGCGTCGGTCCGCGGCGAAGAAAGACTTCGTGGCCCCCGCGAAGAAGATGGAAATGGTGGTGGTCAATGATGCGCCGGCCCTGGCGCTCGACGTCGCCAACGCGCAGCCGCTGACTATCAACAAGGTCGCCCACTCCCAGATCGCCGAGTACGCCGGTATTCCGAAGGCCTACTACGACCGCATGGTCGCCGACGATCCGAAGCTCCTGGCGACGAACGTCAACCGCTGGCTGCACGATGAAGCCAAGAACGATCAGAAGCGCATGGTGCGCACGTTGGATGGCACGGCACGCGCCCTGCTCTCCGACAAGTACCGGCCGCTGGAGAACGAGGATCTGGCCGAGGCGATTCTGCCGGTGCTGCTCGACGGCAACTTCCTGATCGCGAGCTGCGACATCACCGAGACGCGTCTCTACATCAAGGCGATCGACCGGCGCATCGAGAAGGACGTGCCGACGGGTCGCAAGATGGGCGACGGCTCGCACGTGTTCTTCGACACCGTCTCGCCGGCGATCACCGTTTCGAACTCGGAAGTGGGCTTCGGCGCGCTCGCCATCGAAACGGGCATCTACACGAAGGCCTGCACCAACCTAGCGATGATCGGCACGAGCCTGCGCAAGTACCACACCGGTGCGCGCGCGGCGATCTCCGATGAGGTCTATGCGCTCCTCACAAATGAGACCAAGCGGGTAACCGACGCCGCCGTCTGGGGCCAGGTGCGCGATCTCGTGACCTCGGCGTTCGACGAGCTCCGCTTCACGGCGCTCACCAAGAAACTGGGCGATGCCACGCAGGATCGCATGGGCGATGACCCGGTCGAGGTCATCGAGCGTGCCGGCAAGCGCTTCGGCCTGGTCGAGACCGAGCGCAAGGGAATCCTCGCCCGCCTGATCGAGGGCGGTGACCTAACGCGCTACGGATTGCATGCCGCGATCACCCGTCACTCGCAGGACGTCCTCGAGTACGACCGCGCGACCGAGCTCGAGCGCCTGGGCGGCCAGGTCATCGAGCTCCCGCGCAATCAGTGGCAGGAGGTTCTCAAAGCAGCCTAAGGAGGTCGAAACGCGTCGGGCCCTCCTCTCCCCGGGCCCGGCGCGTACACGCGTAGGTTCGCGTGCTGATGAGACCAAGGACGACAACAGTATGAAACGCCTGATCGCTTCTCTGATGGTTTTTTGCTCCCTGGGCGCCTGCACCTTGTGCAGACAGCATCCGGTTGCCTGCGGCATTGCGGGCACCCTTGCCATCGGCGCTGTGACGTACGCGGCGACGCGCCACGGCTCGCCGCAGTCGATGCCTGCTGGATCGATGCCGGCCCGGCCGCCGTGCAGCGCGGGAGCATGCTAATGCTGGCCCTCCGCAATCAGGCCATGGCTCGGAAGATCGCCAAGCGTGAGTGCGTCGATATTTCCGACTGCGCCCGCACCGCCGGGGGCGACTACGTCCTCAAAACGTTCGTCGACGGCATTGACTACTGCGACGCGAGCCGCGAGGCGTGGATCTGGTCGATCGGCAAGCTGCTGCGCCCGCTGCCCTCTGTAATGGCTGACGGCTCACGAATCACCCTGCAGCCAGGAACGTTTCTTGCGTCGACGACCAGCCGCATGTACACCGCCGGCGTTTCTGAAGCCATCGAATGCGTGTTTCTGCGATGAGCCGCCGAGCTCGCACGAGCGCCAAAGTCACTTGTGTGGTGGTGCTCAGTACCGACACAGGTGGCGAGATCGATCGTGCCGTTGTGCGTCTATCCAAGAAGGCTCTCGGCGACGATCCGGACGAGGCGGTCAACCTGGCCATCCATGATGCCATCGACAACTGGGCCCTAAAGCCCGGCGATGCCATCGAAGTGCAGGGGGCAACGTGATGTTGCGACCTGGTCACAAGCGATGCAGCGCGTGCCTTATGGAATTTCCGGCGACGCCCAAGTACTTCTGGCGCTCCAAAAGGCATGGCGGTCTACGTCCGATCTGTAAGCAGTGCTGCTACGCAACG